TGCTTAGGCGACAATGACAGATGAACAACATCAGCAGTGTCAAGAACTGAACTGGTGTTGCTGTGATTGAGACTGGTGATCAAGTCAAGGGCATAAACGCTGTTGCAGTGATGCAACCTGGTAATTGGGACTGAGATCCGTGCAGAAATCCAGAGGCGATAAACTATGTGATCTCCTAGTTCCACTAGACTGCGTTGTGCTTTCTATTGACTGAATGACAGTTTGGTTTGTATAATTGCCCCGCTGGCGCGGTTCAATTACTTGCTACGCAAGTGATTTGGTTCTTTTGGCAGATGACATTGCCACAAATGAATGGAATGAATGCAGTGGCGTTGACGAAGTCAAGGAAAGCGTGTATAATTGTAGTATGAAACTTAAGGATGTTAGATGGCAGATTGGCAAACATCGAGGTCAACTGCTCCGTGATTTGCCCGACTCTTATCTCCGATTCGTATGTGCCACACAACAGAAGACCCGTCATCACAAGTTGGCCATGGGTGAACTTGCATATAGGCGGAGAAGATTACAGATAACAGTGGAGCACAAACGCAATCACAGGCACATACAGAATAGGCATCTGCAACATCAATCCGAGATCAGACCTTGTTCTGCGGGTCCACACAAATATGAATTATGGTGTTTGGAGTGCGATCAGCACATCCAATGGGTATCATCTAGGTCTGTAGTAAATGAGCAGTCCGAATAGAATGATGAAAAGAGAGATCCAAAAGAACCAATCCATTAGATTATAGTGTCGTCGGAGAACTTTCTCCAAAAGCCATCTCTGTAGTAGACAGGAACTCCATCAGCACCCGCGGAGTCGCCATCCACATCTGATCCAAATGCGATCATACCATTTGCCAAACCACTCTGTGCATTCAGTTGTGCCTTGGTCCTTGGATTGAGTTTGACGATGTCTTCTATAACGACGATGTTGGTTGCGGGATCCAATGTTAGGTCTGTGGAAGAAGATGAGTTGATCTCATCAGGTAATTCTGCGGCTAAAATTTTTGTGTTGGAGTCAAGGCTGGCAACACCTGACGCTTCACCTTTGCCATTGATGATGTTCTTGATCTCATCCAATGCGTCTTTCAGATTTGCTCTGGCAGAAGCCGGTGAATCACTTGCGGCATCCAAATTGGTTGTGACGATGTTGTTGGTGTTTGATGGCCAAGCCATTGTTATATTCTCCTTTTTCTATATTTAGTGTTGGTTGGTGATGCCTCAAACAGCACATCCAATTCTGGTTCGGCTGGTAAGACGTCATCGAGTCGTTTGATCATTTCATTATGTTTGATTCTTATCTTTTGGTATCTGTCTACCAAATATTCGTATCTGTCCTTCAAGTCATTGTAGGCGGATGCCAATTCTTTTTGGTGCTTGATCAACTGTTCCATTTGCACCCTTTGGTGTGCCTGTTCGTCTTGAATTTTGCATAGGTAGTCAAAAGGGTCAAAGTTTGTAAGCATTTATACTCCTTGTGTCAAATACTTACGTCTACGCGAAGATTTGACGTGTTTTAAGGCTATTTTTTGCATCATTATACCTCAACAATGTTTCCTTTTGCATCGCTTCTAAGACCTGGTAAACCTGACACGGTCAAATACACGAAAGCATCTCTGTTGGTTCCATTTGTTGTGAACACAGCATACTTTGGTTGTGTCAATGATGCCAATGACCTAACCACCACGACTGGTATCTCAGATGCGTCCGCTTGGTCGGAACCACCCGCCAACACATATGAATCATCCACATAGTCAGCACCATCTGAATCTCCCTGCACCATATACTGCAATGAAGGATCCAATTGTGTTTCACCGGTGCCAGTGCCACCTGCCGAATCTTCACCCGTGCCATCATATTCCGCTGTGCCCTGTAATCCTGTCAGCATAGAATAGGTATTGGTCAAAGGCACGATCCTTTCCGAAGGTGTGCCGGAGTGTGAATGACTTTCACCCCTGACGTGTTCCGTCTGCACGGTTGGATCAAGATCAGTTTGGACAGACTCCAATGCACATTGTATGGCGGCAGTTGAATCCGCGAGTGCTGTGACTTCTATAGTGAATTGGAAATACCTTGCTGTGATGCCTGTGAGTGATTGGTTGGTGCCTGCGTTGATTGTGGGATCGCCTGGTAGCAAAGACGAAGAGTCAATAGATGTCGCCGAATGAACTTTTATGTTCACTGTGCCTATTGCAGATACTTCGCACTTGGGATTGATATCCGCTACCCTACCAAAGTCTATTATGTCTGTCGTGAATGATATGGTTGGTTGTGAATCTACACTGACTCCATTGCCCAACCAATCGTCCCAAGTGGTGCCGGATGACCAAGTGGAAAGATCATTCCAAGTGTATAACACTGGCTTCAACAAACTTGCATCTGGATCAAAGTATGAATCGAATCTTGCCATTATGGGTTTCCTATGTTATGATTGGTAGTCTTATTTTGTTGCGTTGTCGCGAAAGACTGTGCCTGTATGGTTGAATTGATTGCGGCTTCCAATGACTGTCCGCTCTTGGCAGGTTGGTTGCCTAATGGTATGAATGAGAACACAGTTCCGCCCTGTGATCCATCATCTGCTGTTCCTGAAAATGCTGTGCCCCTAAAGTTGAATGTAAGGAAACTGTCTGCGTCTATGTTCCTGATATACACTTGATTTGGTTGGCTTGCGTTGTTGTTCAATTGTGTGGTAATTGTTGTTCTTAATTTTTTTGTGCCTCTTTCGAAATGTTTTATGAACAATGTGTCCACAGTTGGATCTGCTGGAGGATTAACAAAAAATGAACAGTCAAATTGTGTGTTGGATATTTTTATCAATCTAAAATTACAAGGATCAGTATGTAATGTTCCGCTTTGTCCTGTCACTGCACTTGAGGTTGTTGTTCCAAAACCTGCGGCGGTGAATGCACTTGTGAATGCACTAACAACCCCTCCACCTGTTGGAAACAATGGTATAGGTAATGTGTTGTTTTGTGTGGTCGGCACAGTTGGTGTGACGTTGCTGTGTGAACTGTTCACCATTTGTGTTTGTCCAGGTTGTCTTACTTGTAATGGCACAGTGGTGTTGGTTGTTTTTTGTAAAGGTGTCAAACTAAAGTTATCTGGTTTGAACACTGGTGGTGGTATCTCTATTTGTGCACCTGGCACAAAAGGATATATTGATGCTGTGTGTTGTCTTGCTTCTACACCAACAGTTCCATCTGGATTGATAATCATTTTTTGTATTTTGAAAGTTTCATTTGTCAATCCGAACACAGTTGAAGTCACTCTTATGATATCTCCAACTTCTGCTTCCAATGTTTCAGGAGTTGTTGTGAATCCAATATATTTTTGGCTTCGAGAGTTTTTGTAAATTGTTCTTGCTATGTTTTGTGCAATGTTCCTGTTGGAAACACCTTGATAAGTTATTTCATTTGTTAGGTCTTCACCGTCAGCAGTGACATCAGCACTTTCGGAAAAGTTTACCTGTTGTTCTGTAAAGTTTTGATCTGGATCAACATATTTTACAATAACATTATTAAACTTGGCACTTTTTTGTTCTCCGATTAGATTCATACCATACAACATATCTGATTCGCCTATGTCCGCAACAACATTTACAGTTGACGAAGTGACATCAGTGTCGTTGCCTCCATCATCTATTCTAAGTTTGTATCTGCCTCTAGAATAAGGAAGATATCCTCTACAACCTTGCACCAATACTTTTACATTGTCCATTAATCTTGTTTTTGTGTTAAGCACAAATGCACCTGTCATAAAAGGTCCATCCTGTGTGCCATTTTCATCGTAATCTATTTTTTGTCTTAGTTTGTTTGCGGCAGTTTTAAACAAGTCCGCATCAACTTCTGTGACGTCAAGACCACATCCGAATCTTGGATTCAACAAATAGTCCAACAAATGGTTTGCTGGATTATTGCTGTATGATTTTGACAATCCCGAATAAGCACCCAAGTCACCTGATCCGTGTCCTGTGACATCGAATGTTTTTTTGCCTAACACATCAAACATAACACTTGGCAATCCGCCACCATATGGATTGTTGTCAGCGTCTTCTTGTGTGTCAATTTTTTTCCATTCATATCTAACCACAGCATAAGCAAGGCCAGGCAGTTTTCTTTGCTTACTGCTCCAATTGGTTGTTTCATTTGCCAATGTTGATTGACTTTGTGTTTCCGTGCCTGAAAATATTTGGAACTTCAATCTGTCAGCAAACTTTCCTGATGTTATATTATGTTGTGTGCCAATGGAAGGATCGTTGATAGGCAGTTGTGTGTCATCCACAAATATTCTTTTTACACCTTCTATCTCACCTTCTGATATTGCATACACAACATAAAGATACTTGTTATTAGATCCACTTGTTTCTGCGAAAAGTATTTTGCCTCCAACTCTCCTGAATCCATATATCACAGGAATGTTTTCCGATGTTCCTGACTTGGTTAATTTTACACCTTGTATTTGATCCGAGGCCGAACCTTGTGCGTTATCGTAATCTGGTATGTCAGGAGACAATGATCCTGCCAATGCTGATCCAATTGCTTTGGCGGCAATGACAGTTCCAACGACAGCAACACCAACAACCACGGCCGTGGCTACTACTGTGGAAACTCCTAGAGCTGAGGCAACGACTGGGACTGCGGCTGGCATTAATTTAATCCTTTCACAAAGTATGATCCGGCATTGGTCATTTGTCTACCAAAGAAACCTTCTGCTTTTGTTAAAAATTCTTCATTTACATCATCCACCTGGAAGTCATTGTTGAATGCCATTGTGGTTGCAATAAAATAATCACACTCTTGTTCTTCAAACCATCTTTGGCATTGTTCCAAAAGACTTTTGCTTTTGAATCCATTCCTATAACTTGGATGTATGTAAAAATATTGCAGTATGCCTTCCTTGTATCTGTTCCAAGGATTCCATTGACTTTGGCAAGCGGCATATCCTATCACCTTGTTGTTTTCAACATACACCAAGCCGTGGAAGTCCGGTGCTATCTTTATCTTCCTAATAAGTGTTATCAATTCGTGTTCATCATATTTGCCAAACCCTGTGCCATTCTCTGTGCAATGAGACATTGCAAGATCTATAACATCATTGACGTCTTTGTTTTCAAACTCTCTAATCATTAGTCCCTTCCCCAATTGAAGTCGAACATTTGATCCGTGAACTCCATCCCACGATCATTTGGATGTTCAATCCTAAATGATCCTTCATTGGTTCTTCTTCCATTTGTTTTTTCAAAATTTGCAAATGAATTTGCACATTCTAAACTTATTGTTGCTGTTGCCCTTGCGTCTTGCACATTGTATCCTACAACCTTGCCTTTGAATGTTAGTATTGGATCTCCTATTATTGAGTTGTCTGTTGGATCCAAGTATGCAATAAAAATTTCCACTGCCTGATTGATTATAGATGTTTCCGCGAATGTTGACATATTGCCTGACTCTATCGCAGATAAAATTATGTTGGATTTTGACACAACAACATCTGCATTTTCTTCAACATCTGTTATGCCAAGGAAACTGCCTTGTGCTGTGTAAGTGTTTGAATCATAAGCAATATCAAAAGGTGCGTCAGTGAGATATTGTGTGCCGCCTGTTGTTGCAAGTTTTACCAACTTTACAAAAACAAAGGAGTTGCCTTCTAAGTGGCTTCTAAGAGCAGTGGATAATGATCTTGCCATTATATCTCCTCTACTAGATCAAGTTCCACAGTGACAAAATCATCATTGGAATACTTGAATGTTTGTAAATCTTTATCAATGAACATTCTAAATGGAACCTGATGAACTGTGACTGAAGTGTTTCCTCCTGCGGAGTCATCATCCAATGCAGTTATCAAATTTGGAAAGATGCCCATTGTTGCCACACCAGCACCATTGCTGGATACGTCTGCTGTGACCATATAAACTTTTGTATGGTTTTCGAATCTTACAACATCACCTGCCTTCAATATAGTTGTGCTGGTCGCGTCCGATGTTATACCAATTGAACTTGCTCCAACAGATGCGGCAGTTGAAACTTTCACCGTCTGTGAAGATAATCCTGTCTTTGTGTCTGATATAGTTGGCAGAATGATATCAAATGAATTAAGAGATCCATTTGCTCTTGTTGCCGCGGCCTGCACCGCTCTAAATGTTGTTGTGCCTATCTTAGGATATCTGATCCTTGCGGCGAACTTGCTAGAAGCAGTAGAGAATCTAACTGTTCTACCTGATTGTGTTTCAGTGACCCTTGTCTGTGATTGTGCACCAAAGTCCACACTTTGGAAGCCTGGTGATGAAGGCCAATTACCTAGATATGCCATTATATTAAACTCCTTTTACCTTGTCTGTTCATACCTTCATTGATGATGCCAACAATAGTTGAACGTCTTGATACCAACAAGTCATCGAATGATGCCGCATCAGTGGCAGTGATATTGAAATTAATTATTACGTCTTGATTTGCATCTGCTGGAGACATCTGTGCTTGACCCAACGAATTGTTAGGAACAATTCTTCCTGATGCACTAGGCACAAACATTTCTGGTCCTTGTTCTCCAACTATGTAAGGTCTACCTGCTGTGACTGGTCCACCATCTGCTCTGAATGAAGGAATAACATTGCTGGCTCCTCCTGTAAAGAATGACAGTGCCGCTCTTAGTCCAAGTTCAACTCCTAATGCCCTGTTCAATTTGTTTTGTTCATTTGTTGTATTTTTTGTTCCATTTGCAATGCCTTCCAAGAAAGGTTTTACAAATTTGTCCAAGATGAATATTTGTATGGCAAGTTCTGTTATGCCAACAATAAGTTGTCTTACTAATATTTCACTAACTTCTTTCAATGCTTCACCAAAACTTTTTGCACCAAGCAATGCATCAGCGAATGCGTTTGCAGTTGCAGTTCTAAATGTTGTTATTGCTTGTGTTCCTAGATCAGTAATGGCTTCAAGTTCATTGAAGTTTTCAATTGTTTTGATTGCACCTTCATTTGCTATTCCAAAAGCATCCTTGAATGATCCTTCGAACTTGATAACTTCTTTGGTTGCTTTCTTTGTTGACTCTGCTGTGTCATCCACCGCTTCACTTGTGTTCTTGGCGGCAAGTTCTGCTCCTGCCATTCCAGCTGCCAATGCCGCACCCTGACCAGTGAATACTCCTGTGTTGCCTCTAAAAATTTTGTCTATTTCATCTTTATATTCTGTAAAGCCGTCTATGTTTTCTGCAATGAAACCATTGACAGTTTCCATCTCTTCGCCTAGTTTTCCAAGTGCCTTGTCTCCAAGTCCAATTACAGATTCTGCAAGTTTGTCAAAAACTCCTGTAAGTTTGTTGATACCAATAGCAACAACCAAGGCACCTGCTATAAGTGGATGTCTTGCTGTGACCAATGCTAATGCTTTTAAGGCCTTGGTCGCTAAAAGGACTGCCCTTGTAAATTTGGATGCGAATGCTAATGCAATGGCACTTATTCCAACTGCAATTTTCAATCCAAAAAATACCGCAAATGCTTTTGCCAATAAGTCTAAATTTTGTGCAACCAATATGATTGATTCTTTAACAAACAAGAATGCTTTGGTTAAGTTTACTCCAACTGATTGTATGGCTTCTTGGTTCTTGGAAATAAATGCTGTAAGTTCATTTGCAGTATCACCAAGTGCCTTTCCAAATCCAGCGGAACCAATTTGGTCTTGTGCTTTTGCTATTTCAATCTGTAGGTTGGAGAAAGCAACACTTGTATTGTTCAATAGTCCTTCAGTCGCTCCACCAAATCTTTCATTTATTCCTTCAGCGAAAGCGTCAACAATAGTTTTGGCACCTTCTGCTGTTTTACCAAATTCAGATATTTGTTGTCTTGTAAGTCCAAGTTTCTCTTCAAGTATTGCAAGGACCGGAACACCTCTGTCTCCCAACCTTTGTATCTCTTCAAGTCCTAAACCACCTGATACCGTTCTGGCAAACAAGTCTGTGACTGCTTCCAATGATCCTATTTGATCGGAAGTGATCGCCGCTGTGTCAGTGAATGTTGTAAGCAGTTCTTCTGTTGGTTCTATACCAGCCGCTTTTAATTTAATGAATGTTTGTGTAAGTTCTTCAACACCAAATTGTGTCTTGGTAGAAAAGTCTGTTATAAAATTGAATGCATCAGCGCCAGCCTGTGCTGAACCTGTGACTGCTGTAAGTGTTGATCTAAGATCTTCGAACCTTGTTGTTGTTGCAACAATGTTTCGGATGACGGATGTTCCACCAATTGCCGCCACAGCGGTTGTGGCCAGTGCGGCAACTCTGTTGACACCTAAAAGACCTTGGTTAAGTCCTTTCAGTCTTCCACTAATTTTGCCTAAGGCATTGGCCGTTCTATCTACGACGTTTACTTGTATGTTTGTTGCGACCATCCATCACCTTTCTCTGTTCGTCAGCCTGCATCTTAAACCACGCAGACCATAATCTTAGTTCCAGGACACTGAATTGCATTACTTCTTCTATGCTTTTGCCTAGTTCTTGTGCCACTCTCATCACAAGAACTAGTTCAGTGTCCTCTTTTAGTTTTTTTCAACAGCCTCCTGGGCGATGTCCATTGTTGTGTTGTTCAGTTTGGTTGCGACTTTGATAAGCACACCTGGATCAACTTCATTCAACAAACTCCATCTATCAGTAGAATGGAACATTGGTTTGCCATCTGGGGTGAGTGCTTTCTTAATGATAGACTCAACCAATGCTTCCACGGTTTTACCCTGTTGTTGTAATTCTAATATTCTTGACTCTGTTTGGAAAGGATACGCAGGTTTGTAATAAACATCTGTTTTCCATTCCTCCACAGTCATTTTTCTCAAGTCTCCTCTTACTTTAGACTTGAAGTGTTCTTTTGCATTTTCTAATACGGACATTAGTATTTTCTCCTTATTTGTTCTAGTGTTGGTCCCAGTATACCATCTCTTGCCTGTGCCGACGAACCTTGTTCAAGTTTGTTGATGTAAGGCACTTTGTTTCGTATACTGAAACCAGTTGTTTGTTTTACTTTTTTCCAACCAGCTCTGGCTCTGCCAAGTCTGATAGGAGTGTTGGCACGGGCAAAAGTCAACACGTCATTGGAAATGTTATTGACCAATTTGGTTGTCTCAGACTTTATCTTTCGATTAGTCTGTGTTATGCCCGATACCGTTATATTCAACATTAGATGCTAGCCGCTGTTAAGGCTCCCGTTCCCTGGAAGTTCACTGTCGCTGTCACTAGGTCATCAAATGATGCATTTCTAGAAACAGATGTCACAATCACTTCACCAGTGAATTTTGTTCCTGATGATGTGTTTGGAAAGAACTCCACAGTTAATGAAGTATCTGATGCTGGGTTGAATGCAGGATCATTGTTTGCGTTGTCATCATAAACAACTTCCATTGTTCCTGTAAATTGATGTAGACCTGACTTGTATGTTCTAGCCGCGTCTCCCATCACTGTGTCTTCAATCACATCTTTTGTATGATCTAAAGTCCAAGATCTCACCTCTGCAATAGTTTGGAGAGATCCTGCTGAATCGTCCACTTTTACTGAACCATTCTCGCCTGTATATGTTGCCATATTCTAATCCTCCTCTGGATTTAGGTTATCGTCAACGAAACCTTGATTCTGTTGCAAGAAGTCGTGTTCATCTGCTGTGACTGTGCCATCTTCATTTCGCACAACGCCAGCATTGGCATCTTCTTCTTCAGCAGTCATTGTTTCTTTGACTGGTTGTTTAACAACCTCGGCCTTTGCTTTTACAATGGCTTTTGGTTGGTCGTCATTTGGTTTGGCAGGGGTGATTTCACCTGGGGTGTATTTTGTCCATCCAGCCTCCTCAAATCTCTTTACACGGTCTTTCTCGACCTTAGTGAATTCGTCGCCTTTTAGCATATCAACATATTTCATTAAACGGATCCTTTCCTCATATTGTATCTCACTTCTACTACCATAAGGAATTCTCCCAATGGTGGCGTCCTTGGTTGTATTGTAATTTCCCTCACTCTCGTTGTCACGGAAAATCCTTCTCCTGCTGAATCCACTCCACGCATCCTGTCATCATTTAATTCTTCTTCCAATCTTTCGATCAGTGCGTTGCGTTTTGCATCAACAGATATGATGTGTGTGTTTCTTGAATCGGATCTTACGAATCCTCTTATTTGGAAATCAATTGTTCCACGTCTATAACCTTTCATTGCGATGTCTTCTCTGACTTCATTGCCAGATTCAACAACAACGGCAGGAAACTGCGTGATTGCAAGTTTGTCTATGTCAAATGGTTCTCTTGTGATAAGCACAGGTCTTGGTGGTTCCATATCTGATAGAACTTCAATGATGTTTTGTGCTATTAATTCTCTTGTGCTCATTACCTTTTCAATCTACGGTAATAAGTTGGCTCTTTCTCTGAATTTGTGATTGTTCCTGATGAATCAAGATCGTATTCAACGCCATCCAAAATTACCCTATCTAACTCCCTAGAATATTCTTTTCTGTAAAATTCAAACTTTCTTTCAAATATATCTGTCTCTGCATTGAATGTGGAAAGTTTAGGCATTATGTGATATCCAAGTGCAAAATATACCACTGCTCTTGTAAACTGTGACGCTGTTAGTTTGCCGTCATCCATTTCCAAACTGCTGTTTAATATTGATATATCATACTTGCCTGAATTAGCATATGTAGGCCACCATCGGATCCTTAGATCTCTTGTGACGTCCTGTGCGGCTTCAGTCATATCTTGTTCGAATGAATCGATACCATAATCTAAGATGTTGGGTTCGTATTTTTTGATGTCGTCTATCGTGATTGATAACATTGTTTAATCCTTTTAAAACTTATTACCTAGGTCCTTCCTAGTGTAATAATATTTAGTGTTGCTGTATTTTCAATGTATTGGTTTATTACTTAAAAGGAACCCCCGGCGTATTTCTACGTCGAGGGCACCAATGTCCGTCTAATCGTCATTTGGGAAATGACAATAATATTTACGGTCTATTAGTTGATTTGGTTATCACCTAATAGTTTAACACCATATGAGTTATGAAGAACTGATACACCAAATCTTGTTGATGCAACAATTTCTTCTGCTCTTAATGAAGCGTCTCTTTGTGTCTCAATGTTGATGTTTTGTGCTACTGCTAGACCTAATGCGTCTCTGCTGAATACAGCATTTACACAGTTTGTTGCAGAGTCTTCAACAACATTTGAAGATTCAAAGATATCGATTCCTGCGATTCTTCCGATAAAGCCTTCTGTCATCGCTTGGTTAACAACATTTGCTGGGTTCGGATTTACGAAAGTATTTGTTAATGATTTTTTAACATTGTAAATTGCTTTCGGATTGAACACACCAAAGTATGGACCAGGCACTGCATTTGCTTTTAATGTAGCGAATGCTTCGAACAGATCTTTAACTTCGATTTCATCTTGTGCCGCACCAATTGATGCTGTGAAAGATGAGAACAAGCCAGTTAATGCTCTGTCGTGTCTTTTCGCGATCGCTTCACCAAATACTTTACCAAGGTCTGCAACAACATTTGATACTGAGTGGTTTCTTGCCATATCAGTTAATGTTGTCATAATACCTGCTTCAGTTAATGTGATATCTGCTTTGTCAGTTGAGATTTGAGTGTTCGATAGATCACTGTTCTCACCAACGTCAGTTGATATTGTTTGAGTGCTGTATAAAGGCACTTGTAATACCTTTCCAGCGTTTGCTGGCACTGTAAAATTTTTTACAAGACCAGGCATAATGCTTGTCTCAGATGCGACAAACATTGCTTCTTGCACGATCGGTGATATCAGATCGTTCAATGTAGTTGTAGTTGATTCATTAGCCATTGCTAATCTCCTTTATGTTAATGTTAGTATCCTGTTTGGGTCTTACGCCATTGAGCATACTGTTTTCTATGTTCTGGATTTGTCATATCCAGTTTCATAACGTCAGTTTCATTAACACTAGGTTGTCGGCCGATTGCACCTTGGGTGCCTGTGCCTTGTGGTCCTGCAGATCGGAAATGCGGATTGTTAGTCAAGAATTCGTCAACAAGTTTTGATACAGGAAAAGGATTACCCTCATCGTCATATCTAACTTGCCCGTTGGCATCCATTACATCAACTGTGCCCGCTTCATTTAGTTTCAAAGAACCTTTCAACAGTGCAACCACTTGTTGTGGATTTACTGCTTTGCTCTTCGATGCTTCCTGTAGTAATGCACCGTCAATTTTGATAGAATGAAGTTCTGACTCATATGACTTAATCTTACTGTTGAATTTTTCTGCTTGATCCTTCAACAATGTTTCATATTGGCCGCGTTTCTCCAGGTCTTCCTGTTTACGCTTTTCTTCTTGTTCTACCAATCCTTTGTAATGGTCCAAGTCAACGCCTGAGTATTTCTTCTCAAACTTTGCTCGTTCTCTTGCTACACGATCAGCAACAATCTTGTCCACTTGATCCTGTGTCAATGCCTTCTCTTGAATTTCCGCTTGAACTTTTGTTTCTTCTTGTTCTTTGGCAGGCTGTTGAAGTTCAGCCTGGATTGTTCCAGTTTCTTCTGTCATCTTTTTTCCTCCTTGTATGGTCTGAGTGTGACCCCGTCTTATGACGTTTCACAAATATTTATGCCCTGTAAGGCATCGATATTTACTGTGATTATTTTCTACCGCCTCTTTTACGGCCGCCTCTTTTTTTCTTTTTCTTTTTAGTCATTGCCATAGTAGTCTCCTCTCTATATGTCAAATCCTTTACGCCAACTCTTCATACTCCAGAATGCTGGTGAAAGGTTTTTTTGTCCACGGACATCTCGTAATATACCACCCATTCGTGCCAAGAATGATCTTTGCCTTGCTGGATTGTTTTTACGAATTCTCATTGTTGGATCTCCAAATGTCACTTTGTTGACATTGCCAGTTGCTTTGTTTCTCACATACACACCAAACTTCTTGGATGATCCTGTTGGTAATCTAAATGGTTTGTTGAGGTCCACTGACCTTCCTTGATATTGTGCCATTAGCCTCTTCTCCTTTTAAGTGCTTTTGCTCTTATGTCTAGGTCGTGTTTTTTGGATCCACGCAAGAATGAATTCACTCTCGCCATTGCCCAACTGCCCATAGTTTGTCCTGGTCTGGATCCACTGCTTAGATAAGCACCTTGTCCACGTCTGTAAACTGATTGCAATTCACCCACAGTGAACTTAGAATTTTTTGCTTTTGCCTTCAATGAAGTCATCACACCTGCACTTAATTTAGCCACCTAATTTTATCCTCTTGTTGATCAAACTTTGTGGAATTGTTTTACCACCTCTGTATAATGTTTGTATCTGTTTTATGACACTTGCCAATTGTGCTCTTTGACTGCCTTTGACACCACTCAAATATTTTTTTGGCAATCCTGTTTTCTTATCTTTTGGAACACGTCTAACCATTATTCTTTTATTCCTTTCCAACTTGGATGTATTCTTTCAGCATATGGTTTGATTGCAAGTTCGCTCTTGCGTAATTCTTTCCTTATGGGACGGATAAGTTTATACATCTTCATCAATGCGTTCCTGCACCATCTGTGATTGATGCGTTTGTTTTCAACCAAACTTTTGTATAATTGTTTTTCGAACTCTATGAATGCTTCTTCAAGTTGTTGGACTTCTTTGGATTTGTATGGAATGCAACCTATATATTTCTTTTTGTGGAAAGGATTATCCGCTCCATTCTTTACCACTTCTTGTAATATATTTTGCTTATCCAACATATTAGACACCAGTGTTTGCATACCTTAAACTTCGCCATCTACTTTTAAACTTCCTGCAAGGCTTGGATCTACTATTGCGTCAATGTGTAAGTCCATATAACTTACTAATGCATCGTCGCCATTTAGTTCTCTTGCAAGAGATTTTATTTCATCTACCAATTGTCTTGCTTCTTCTATTTGCTGTGGTGTGTTTGTTCGTGT